GCCCCTTCCAGCAGATGATAGGTCGTGACCAGGTGCGTCCTCTCTCCGATTATGAGACGTTCGTGGGGTTAGATGGCACGTGGATTAACGCGGTTAAGATGAATACGTCAGCTGGTGCTCCGTTCTTGACGAGAAAGGACAAACTGATAGTTATTGACCGTGATGAAAAGACTGTGCTAGTGCACCCGGCACTTTGGAGTGACATTGAGAAAATAGGCGCTTCATTGAAACAAGGGGCTGCGCCTTGTGGATACGTCATATGTACTCTGAAGGATGAACCTATTAGCTGGGAGAAGAATGAACAACTAGCAGCGCGAGTGTTTGGCTGTATGAATTTTTCTTTCAACTATTGGTTGAAAAAGATCGTAGGCCCTCTCGAGGCGTTAGCTCGGGCCAATCCAGAGATTACAGAGATGGCGGTAGGGATCAACATGACGTCGTTAGCGGATGTGCAATGGTTGGTGAACCGGATTCAAGGTATGATTGATGACGGTGACTATGCTTGCTTCGATGGAACTCAGGGTTTTGACCTGCGGATGAAAGGAGAGCTTGAAGTCTGGTTGATTCTGGCGCGTGTAGCAGGTTATGATGACGCGTTGGTCGAGATGGTTCGCTTGCTGATGACGGCTACCATCTACACGGTTATGGTGATGAAGAACGATCTGATGCTGACAACAGCGTGGAATCCTTCCGGAAATCAATTAACGATCACTATTAACTGTTTCGATAACTCGTTGTTGGAGCGTTACTGTTTCTTCTATAGGATGGCAGAGCAGGGTTGGGACTATATCCACGAGGATTTGACTAAGCCTACTATCGAGTTTCGCCATTATGTCGATTTAGTCACCTTTGGCGATGATGACGTGAAGGGGAAGACAGTTCAGTTGGCAGCCGGTTACTCTGCTGAAGACCAGAGAAGGATTTTATCCACCATAGGCATGACCTATACGCCTGGGGATAAAACGGCGGGCGGTGCCGCCAAGACAAAGATCGAGGAGATTTCTTTCCTAAAAAGATCTTTGCGAGAAGAGGATGGGGTATGGTTTGCCCCTATTGCGAGGAAAACCTTGGCCAAGATGCTCACAATCCGTATGAAATCGACGATGTCGGATCCGGACCATCATGCCCAAATTCTCACCAATGTAATGCGTGAGAGTTTTCTGCACGGTCGCTCTTTTTACGACACTATGAAGGCTAAAGTGTGTAAGGTGGCGGCTAAGCATGGCCTTGATCAGAGCTCCAAATTTGACGTGGGAGACTTTGACCAATTCCTTGATGACTAC